GCCATACTGTCTCACGCCCTAAGGGGGAATTTTAGAGATTTAAGATAACGAAATGGTAACAATTCTGAATCATCCATATGATCGTCAATGTCCCTTGCTAGCTCGTTATCTAGGTCGTCCATAGCGCTTGCCTGAGACTACGAAAGTCCCGTCCTTCTCAAAGTAGATAAGATCAACCTGTACGTTCTTGCCCTCGACGTACATGATGGCAAATGCCTGCTGCCAATTAGCCGATCCCTTGGTATAACTGGCCTTGCTAAAGTCCATAAGGTTGCCTACTTCTACGCCATGTAGGACGCGCCCTATACGGCCACCAGAGGCCTCTGAGAAGGACGATCTGCCTGCCCTGTGAGTATGCCCTGAGATAACGCTCTTTCCGTGCCTACGGGCCGCCTCAAGGGCTGAGAGACCCCCTTGTGACTTGATAGGAGTATGGTCGCCGTGGACTGCAATCCAGCCCGGCGCTATGTTATAAGGCTTCTTATGAAAGGTAATGCCTAATTCATCAAGCTGCATGAACTTCTCGAACCTAAGTTCCGGCAATGAAAGGAATGACGGGATCTTACGCATGATCTGTGTATATAGGCGGTCTGTGTGGTTAGACCGAATCATCTGTGTTACTTGTAAGTCGTAAAGTACCTGAACAGCTTCATCGCGATCATCTCCCAAAGTCTGTTCATAGGCTTCTGGCGTCCCTTCTGACCACTTGCTAATCGTGTTGAAATCAATCTCGTCGCCAATGGTGACTACCTCATGCGGCTTAAACTTACTGATAAAACTAACTAGATTCTTAACTGCGTGTCTATCGTGGAAGGGAACCTGTAGGTCGCTCACTATGACAATGCGCTTCATTAGTCCTCGTCATCATCCTCGTAGGGTAGGCGATCCACTCGGTCAGGGATCGATGGCATAAGCCAATCGGGATACGCTTCACGATCTGTAATGATCGCGAGACATAGATCAACAGCAAAGCCTGCTCGCCTGAGACTCTTGTAGAACTCATGCATGCAGATTGCGTATTGATCAAGCTGTGAGTAAGTATCGAGATCGATGACTTTCTTTCGTGCCATGGCAAAAATTATCGCTCTAGAAGTATGTTGTAGATCTCATCGACACGCGAGTTAAGTCGCTTAATTTCCGACAGTAGGTGCGTGATCACATAACCTGCAAGACCACCGATGACGGCAAGGCTAGCGAAGTAGAGAGTGAAGAAGTTTTCTTGTGTCATTCTTTGCTTACACCAAATGAAGAATCTTTAGGATTGAGCCAGCGTAAGATCACCGGTGCTACTGCTGCGGCTCCAGCCATCGCTAGTGTCTTGGGATCTGTTACGCCTGCCATGTATAGCGCAAGGGCAGCAGCCAAGAATGATCGAGCCCATGAAGCTGCTAGTGATTTTGCTTGTTCCATTATTTTCCACCTATCATCGGGATATTAAAGTACGAACTATCTTCATCACCCTTTGGAGTAAAACTGACATGCATATGTTTATCGTGGCGATTGATGCCAGAATATTCTCGCCACGCCCAGCCTTTCTTAGCTGATGCAATCTTGCCTGAGAAGATAATGTACTCAATGCGCTTAGCCTTATCAGATTTTGCATAGAGTCGAATCTGATCTGCAAGGTCAGGCATGAGGACGGGCTTCTTTTTTCCCATGAGATCTGCGTCAATGTCAATTGCTCTGACCACTCCAGTTTTCGGGTCAGGATTGTGATGAGAAGGACGCGCCGAATGACGTGCATCGCCAAGGGCTCCATCGCTGGAACGGTCTCGGTCAGGATAAGTGTCGTCAATCTGTTCCCTTAACTGAACGGCTGACTTTGATAGCCACCATTTCATCCGAGTAATAGTGCCGCTTCATCGGCTGTGATGCCGAGGCGCTCAAGTAGAGCCGCCTTAGCGGTTGCACGCTCGGCAGCGATGCGGTCATCCTCTGCCTTCTGATCGGCTGCAAGTTCTGCCTGATAGGCAAGCTCTGCGACTTCTGCATCTGTTAGCTCGATCTCTAAGACCTCGCCAGTAGTGCAATTAACTTCGATTCGTGTTGGATTAGGCATTAGATACTCCATAGAGGTAGGCGGTTGAGTATTGGACAAATGTACCGACGGCAGTAATCTTTATAGAAGTAATGGCTGCTGTGTTAGACCATAATCCAGCCACTAGCAACGCTTTAGATGTAGTGCCATTATTTTCCATCACCGTATCGTACGAGACAGACTTATTCGTTGATCCTGCATAATTTGGAATGTAATACTCTGAATTGCTAAAGGTGTTGGCAGTAGCGTCATCAGTCGGAGCTGTTCCTCGTGTTAATTTTGCCTGTGAACTATCTGCAACAGAGCGAGCGGTAGATCCGTTGCCTTCTAACATTCTTACAGAATATGCGGTGCCACCACTACCGTTAAATTCGACATAGATTTCATCGTCTAAATCTGTTCCAGTACGAGAAGTCCTCAAAGATACTTTAAGAACTAGATCTGTGTATGTGCTAGGGATCGATGTGAAATCGATCGATGACGCCCCACCTGCCCCGACTACTTGAGCCAATCCAATCTGAGTAAATGTAGTAGGCATTAGGCCGCCTTTATTCCGTATAGAGTGAAGGTAGATCCTGTGTTGATATTGCCTGCCGATGTAAAATACTCGATAGTGTTAATCGCTGCGGTTGATCGCCATAGGTTCACGTTAGCTCCTAGCCATCCGCCAGCGGTAGTCACGTTAGTCCTATTGAGGAAAGTTTTAAAGGTTGAAGTGTTGGAGTAATTTTGGAAGTTGAAGACGTGTGTGAATTGGCTTGTGCTTCCCTGTCCCACGTAGGCTTGATTACCTGAGGTGCGAGTAGAACCTGCACTTGAACCGTCGCCATAAAGTATCGTGGTCGAGTAATTGGCTCCAGTATCGACCGAGCCATTACCTACTCGTAGCTGGTGATTATTTGTAGTCGTAGAGGATGCGCTAACGATCAGGATTAAATCGGTGTAAGCCGTTGAGATAGAGCTTAACGTTACCGATGTAGTCGCACTCGGTACTGTGTACGCCTGAATCTTGTCATAAGTTGATGGCATCGTTACCCCTTAATTCCATAGAGTGCGAAGTGAGAATACTCAGCGATATTAGATGCGCCTGATCCGTCGCGCATTGTGAAAGATAATGAAGTAATGGCGGTGCTACTGTTTTGCCATAATCCACTCTCTAACATAATGCGGCCTGTAGTCGAGTTATTGTCTCGACCATGAAGGGCTCTTACTGTTTTATTCTTAGAAGTGCTAGCGTAATCAAGAATATCAATGATGTGAGCTGAATACATAGATGCTCCATCTCCTACTGTCAAAGACTGATAGCCGCCGTTATTGCCCACGAATGCGTACGAAATAGACGAATCCGCTGCCGCGCTGCCGCTGCCGCTGCCGCTGCCGTAAAGTTGATGAATTGAATAGTTATTGCCTGAATCTGAGTTCATGCGTAAAAATAGGGCTGCTCCACCTGCAGATGCTGAGACCGCTTTAGTAATGGCTCGCACCTGTAAATGTTTCCATGTACCGAGGATCGAACTGAAGGTAACGGTGGATTGTCCACCTGATCCAACGGTCACAGTCGCTATCGACTCATAAGAATTGGTTGAGGCTGGGATGCCTGCATCCAATAGCCCTACGATTGAGTTGAGCATTACCCAATGGCTCCGACGATGTACCAAGTGTCGGTCGCTACCTTGATGCAGGCCGCTGACTTATATTGAGCAAGGGTAGGCTGAGCCGCTACTGCGCCAGCTGAAAGGACTGTAGTGGTGCCAGAAGTGACGGCTGAGATGGTGCAAGTGCCTGCGCCAATGTTGAGGATCGTCAAGACTGTACCAATAGGGAATGCTACTGAGGCATTCGTAGGGATCTTAAAGGCAATAGCTGTGGCCTTATTCATGAGGTTTAATACCTGATAGGTATCAGTCAGGACTGCCGTGTAATCGACTGTCTTAGCTGCACCGACAGTAAAGGCTACTAGGCCGTTATAGTCTGCGGCTGTAAAGATGTCGCCTGTTGTCGCTGGAAAGCCTTCTGCCATGATTTTCTCCTAGTATCCCATAATGGATTGTCCGATTATACCTGATGTTGATGATCCTATGATGAATCCCTCGACTATAGGCTCAAGTGTTGTTACTGTGCATTTCATAGAATTAGGGGTGATGTCCCATGCAAGACCTTGAACCTGCAAGGTCTTGACGATTGTCGAGCCGTCTGGCTGGACGTTAGTTATCTTGACATTATCAAAGTAATCAAGACCGATCATGGTGTCGGTCGGTACTGCTGTATCAAGTAGATCGACAGTCATGGCATCAATGCGGATAGTTGTCTCAGCTCTAGTTGCTACATATATCTTGGCAATGTCTAGGACTTGAGCATCTGTCTCAGGAATCATGTCGGTGACTGTTGTGCCATGTGGAAAATACTTAGCCGATGAGGTTGCATTAGTTGCAGTCTGCGCTGATCCGCCCACGCGTGTCATGCTGGCTTGATTGACGATGAGCTTATCATCGAAGGCGTACTTGAGGTCTGAGTAGGGAATGCCTGTTGTCTGATTGAACTCGATAGGTGTAGCCGCTAGAGAACCCACTACGTCATTGCGATCCTTGAATTCAGCTGTGCCATCTGTACGAATAAAGAATGCGCCCTGGTCTGCGAACTCTGCCGCTTTAAGGGCTGCTAGAGATGTGCGAGCCGTTGCCGGATCTGCTTGTACTGTAGTCGAACCTGTGTCGATGATACGCATCGATGTAGGGAATGAGACTTGATCGAGGATCTTAGTGATACGAGTGCCTGTGGTCTGGCCAGCAGTTGCATCTGTAACTGTTGCCACGTTGGCCATCTGAAAGAGTCTAAAGGCATCGCTGCAGACGATATCAACGTATCCAATCTCCTGCCCTGTTGGATAGTAATACTTATAAGAATCGACATAACCAGAAAATAGGAACTCCTGCGCTGTAGCCGTTGTAGCAGCTACGCGGATCTTTCTTAGTGGAGTGAGATAGCCATAATAGGGACTAGATACATTCTGAGGGTTGAAGTAAGAGTTAGGATCTAAGACTCGGACTGTGCAGTTGCCAGCCTCGTAGGTATCGCGCATGATGTTACGGCCACGACTGATCTTAATCGATCGAGTGACGTCGCTAAGATCGACTACTGGATCAGGGACTTCTGTCGATGCGAACTGTGAAACTCCGATAACGCCGTACTTAGCATCTCCCACAGTAAATGGGTATCCGAAAGTAGC